TTTCTAAATCATAACCTATTGAACCATTATCAACTTTTAACAAGAACGTTGTACTTGATTGTTGTATTGTTAACGCATCGTGTTCCATGTACTGACCGTTGATGAAGAATACGAAATCATTTTCATTTGTATCAGTTAGACTGGTTGGTGCTGATGCAGTTACCGCATTAAAACTAGCGGTTGAGGTACCAGTTATTGAAGTATTTTTCTTAAAGAAACTTTTTCTTAAATAAGTTTGACTAGCTAATACCGTTGTATCAATATAAGTTTTTGCTGCATTCTCTGTAACAAGAGCTGTAGCACTTGAATCGGCTAGGGTAGTATCATTTGAGATTTCTGTTACTT